CCGTCACAATATTGGGTACAAAGATTTATAGATAAAGTTACGATAACACTTTATCCATTACCAAATGCAACAGCTGCATCTAATTTTATAAACGTTTATTATGTTAGAAGAATTCAAGATGCAGGAGCTTATACTAATGCAAGTGACACACCTTTTAGATTTGTACCTTGTATGGTATCAGGACTTGCATATTATTTATCTATGAAATTTGCACCACAAAGAACACAAGAAATGAAATTGCTATACGAAGATGAATTGGCAAGAGCACTATCGGAGGATGGATCAGCGGCGAGTACGTTTATTACACCGAAAACCTACTATCCAAATGTATAATGGCAAGATATGCAAAAGGAAGCAGAGCATTAGCGATATCAGATAGATCTGGTGCAGCTTTTCCATACAGAGAAATGGTAAAAGAATGGACTGGTGCTATCGTACATATTTCTGAATTTGAACCTAAACAACCACAATTAGAGCCTCATCCTGTAGGAGCTGACCCACAAGCTTTGAAAAATGCAAGACCTGCAAGAGTTGAGTTTCCGGTTCAAGACATTTTACCTGATAATCCATTTACTACAACAGGCGGATCTCCAACTTTAAGTGTGTCTTATCCATCTAATCAAATAAATTATGGAACAACACATGTTAGATTTCAAGCAGTTAAATCAGCAGTGGGTGGTGTTGCTGTATCTACATTAGAATTATCTTCAACGTTAAATGGTGCAATTAGTGACACTGCCACTACAGTTATTTTAAATGATGCAACAGCATTTCCAACATCTGGGTTTATAGTCATTGAAAAAATAAATGCCACAAGTGGTGCATTTGAAAATGAAACTATTCAATACGCAGGAAAAGCTGGAAATAATTTAACAGGTTGCACACGTGGAACAGCTGCTCCTTTTAGAGGAGTTACACCAGCTAATACAAAAGCTGGATCTCATGCAAATGGAGCAAAAGTATTTGGTTCTTATTTAGCGACAGCAATTGCAACAACAGAAACTACAGGAGCTCAACCTGCTACAAGAACTTTATATAATTCTATAACTGTGCCTTTAGTATCTAACGCTACAAGCACAGCAACAGGGGGCGGTTTTCAATGTACAATTGGACCCGTTAATGATAGAGGTTAATTATGGCATATAGTTATTCAGATTTAACAACAGATATTAGAAATTACACAGAAGTAGATAGTAATGTTTTTACTGCTGCTATTATAAATGGATTTATTCGTAATGCTGAACACAGAATAAATTTAGATTGTCCGATGGACTCTGATAGACTTCAAGCAGAAGCACAATTTGCGACAGATTTTAATACAATAACAATGCCAATCGGTTTATTATTTGTAAGAGGTATACAAGTATTTGATTCAACAACAGCTACTACAGGCGAGGGTGTGTGGTTACAAAGACGTGATCAAACTTTTATATCTGAATATATTGGACAATTAACAGGCACTGAAGGAAGTCAAACAGGTCAAGATGTGACTGGTCTTCCTAAATATTATGCTATGTTCGGTGGTGCAACTACAGGCACAAGCACAGCAACTTCAGGAGCTATTTATGTAGCACCAACACCAGATGCTAATTATAAGTATATTATTCATTATAATGCCATGCCCACAAGTTTAGAGACTAATACTAGTGGAACATATATTAGTAATTATTTTCCTCAAGGCTTACTTTATGCCTGTCTTTGTGAGGCTTATGCATTTTTAAAAGGTCCAACTGATATGTTGACATTATACGAAGGAAAGTATAAACAAGAGTTATCTAAGTTTGCAGCTATGCAACTTGGAAGAAGAAGACGAGACGATTACACGGATGGTACAATACGTATACCAATCGAGTCACCGCCTCAATAATAGGAGATTTTTATGGCAATAACATCGGCAATATGTAATTCATTCAAAGTAGAAATTCTACAAGGCGGACATAATTTTAACGACGCTAGTGGTGCACCTACAGGGAACGCATTTAAATTAGCTTTATTTACAGAATCAGCAACTTTAAGTAAATCAACAACTCAATATACAGCACCTACAGATGCTTCAGCAGATCCTACAAGCACTAACGAAGTTAGCACAACTTCTACTGGATATCCAGCGGGTGGAAATGCATTAACAGCTAGTGCAGACCCAGTTTTATCTGGAGACACAGCTTGTGTAAAATTTAACGATACGAGTTTTGGTTCTGCTTCTTTTACAGCAAGAGGATGTTTAATTTATAATACAACAGCTGTTTCAGGATTCACAACTAACAGAGCAGTTTGTGCAATCAATTTTGGTGCAAACAAAACTGTTACAAGCGGAACTTTCACAATTCAATTTCCAGCACAGACAGCAGGAAACGCAATCATTCAGATAGCATAGGAGTAAAAAATGGCTGACGTTACATTAACAGTAACGGGTCTTTCTTCTACTTCAACTTTAGGAGACCCTTATGCAGGGGCTTCCGAAGGATGGGGACGTTTTGAATGGGGACGTGCTGATTGGGGTGACACTAATTTTGTAGAACAAGGTTGGGGTCGTGAGTTTTGGGGCTATCAATCTTGGGGTGACACACCTATTGCTTCACTTACAGGTCTTACAGCTACAGCGTCTCTTGGAATACCAGATGAATTAGTTTCAGTTAAACCAGGTTGGGGCACACTTACTTGGGGTCAAAATGGTTGGGGTTCTGTTGAGTCTGCAACTGAAACATTAACTGGTTTAAGTTTAACATCAAGTCTTGGAACAGTTACTGCTGAAGACGTTGTTGGATTAACAGGATTTTCTCTTACATCTACGTTAAATTCTTTATCAGCTGTTAAAGCAGACTTCACAACTACACTTACAGGTTTTGGTTTAGTATCTTCTCCTGGTTTATTATCAGTTGATGATCACTCAGTAGGTTTACCTGGACTATCTGCTACATCTACGGTTGGATCTTTATCTCCTGCTGATGTCATGGGAATATCAGGATTATCTGCAAGCACAACTGTTGGATCTATAGTTATTACGTCTAATCCTCTTGAATTATTAGTAGCACCAACACCTTTGTCAACGGCGTTAGGAACTGTTACAGCAACTCCTGAAACAATAGCTGCGGTGACAGGTCAAAGCAGTACAACAAGTCTAGGAACAACTACTACTGTTCAAGTAAGTAATGCTAATTTAGATGGTTTAGGATTAACAGCCACAACAAGTCTAAATGATAGTAAATTAATTTTAAGATATTATGGAAAAATATCACCAAAAGACAGCACAGGCTATACGACCATAACACCTAAAAATAGCACAGGATATACAACAATAAATCCATAATAATTATGTTTGACTTGAAACTAAATACCAAATATAAATGAAAACAATTAGGAGAAATTAACAATGGCATCAACATTTTCACCTCTTGGTATAGAATTAATGGCTACTGGCGAAAACGCTGGTACATGGGGAACAAAAACTAACGCAAACTTACAACTTTTTGAACAGCTTACTGGTGGGTATGCTGCAAAATCAATTGCAGGTGGAGTACAAACTACAGCTTTAACAATTGTTGATGGTAATACAACTGGAACAGGTCAATTTAGAATGATTGAGTTCACAGGTACTATTACAGGAAATCAAACTGTTACAATTCCAAATGATGTAGAAACTTTTTACATGTTAAGAAATTCAACATCTGGAGCCAATACAGTTGAATTTAAATATGCAACTGGTTCAGGATCATCTGTTACATTTGGCACTACAGATAAAGGCGATAAATTAGTTTTTGCTACGGCAAATGATGGCTCTAATCCAGATATTAAAGATTTATCAATTGGTACAACTTCAGCTGCAGGATCAACTGGTCAAGTACAGGTAAATAATGCTGGTGCTTTTGCAGGAGTTGCTGAAGGAACTGCCGGTTTTGTATTAACATCAAATGGCTCAGGAGCAGCCCCAACTATGCAAGCACCTGCAGTTTCTGTAGGAAAAGCTATTGCAATGGCAATCGTTTTCGGATAAAAGGAGTACATTATGGCAAACCCAAATATAGTAAATGTAACAACAATCAATGGTGGTAACCTTGGTTTTAATTTATCAAATACATTAACAGCAACTTTATTAACAGTTGCATCAGATGTAATATTAAAAATTAATAGAATTACTGTAGCAAAC